ATTATTTGTAGTAAAATCAAATTTATATGCAATATCATCATAATGCATGTCTACTGTTACTTCAGCACTTGCTGTTGAATTAGGGACTTCTGTACCTGAACTAGATTTATGAAGTCCTACAATTGTTGATCCACAAACCTCTTCACTCCTAAAAATTACTTGGTCTAAATATCCATCAAAAGGTACAACCATATGTCTCCATTCATTGCCACCTGATAAAGAAAATGACTCACCTGTAGTAGCACCAAGAGGTATATAAACTTTTGTTCCTGCTGTAGAGCTATAATTAAAGCCACTTGTCTTTATATGTTTAAATGTATTATCTACATATGCTTTAATACTTGAACTTGAACTTATCTTTTTATTGCCAGAGATTCCTGTGCCAACCATATCATCATCATCAATAAATTCAATAATATATCCACTACCATCATTGAATGATAATCTTTGCATATTAGTAAGCCTATAATCACCCATATCAAGATGACCTGTCATAGTACCACCTGAGAGATTAAGCTTGGTAGCAAGTCCATCATATACTACATGATTCTCAACAGGATTAGCACTTGAATCACTTAATGCATCATCAACAGTTATAGAGCCTACATAGTTCTTTAATTGTAAGCCTGTAACATATTTTGTAGAAGTTGCAGTATCATCTCCACCAACATCTATAAGAAATATATCATCATCAGCAATAGTAATACTTGTTCCATCTGTAGCTTGTTTAACGGATACATATAACCCTTTAACCATTCTTATATTTGGATTAGCGTCTGGAGGGGCAATATCTGAAGCAAGAGTTATAGGCATTATGCAGTAATCTTTACTGTTGTGCCTGCACCCAGTTGAGTGTTATCAGACCTTACTACATTATAAGTTTCTACAAATCCACCTTTATTTGTAACACTTAAAGTTTCTATAGTTCCTGCTGAACCTCCAAAATCCATACCCCCAGATAATAAAGCTCCAAGAAGAAAATATGTAAATGTACCATATCTGGTAGGGTAAACAAAATATAAATATTCACCTGCACCTACATCTACAGTAAACCTTGGGTCACCATGAAAAGAAGATGTTTGTCCATCTGTTTGATTTGCTGATTCAGTTACTATTGCACTATTTCCTAAACCTCCTAAATCAGATAAATCCCATCCTGAAGAAGTTGTATCTGTAGAAACCCCCCAATAATAATAATTAACAAGTCTTGCTGTGCTATATGTTTTTATACCAAGATTTGCTCCTGAAAGCATATGTGTTATAGATGATGTATATACTTCATAATTATCACTCCAATCATAATCATTTTTAACATCTAAAGAAGATGTTTTAGTAAATAATGCAGTTACAAAATCAGAGCCACCACTTGTTCCTACTGTAAAGCCAGTACCTGTTCCTGAAGTAGGAATATCAGTCCAATTTGAAGGAAAAGCCATGTGAACATATTTTCCAGCAGATGTGTTTAAATAATCACCACTACCTGTAAAATGGGTTGTAGATATAGATTGAGAAGAATTTGTAGCCGACCAATCATCTTTTCCTAATCCCTGCACTATACCTTCATCAGGAGTTTGAGTACTATTAGTACCCCACCAATATTGTGTTATAGGAGTTACACCATTATAGGCACTTATTTTACCTTCACCTAAAGTTGCTTTAGTACTTCTCCATATTGCATAAGTTTCTGCAAATCCAGCAGGATTAGTCCATGATACTGAATCCTCAGTTTCTGTCATACCAATAGAACCTAAAGGATTGCTTCCTGTAGGATTCCATTGAAATTCATCTGCTGTAATGTTCCAGCCAGTAGGAATAGCAATATAAACATACTGACCTATACCACCTGTAATATTAGCATAAGAAGAATTTGCAGTTGTATTTGAAGTAGTTGTAAGAGCAACAGTAGTTAGTGTACTATTTATATGATCTTCAGTAGTAAGAGTAGAAGAACTACTACCAGTCCTAATTTGATTCATAGGAGTAGAAGAATAAAATGTATTAACCAATAAAAGTATACTACTATCTAAATCAACACCTGTTAAATTAGATGTCCATAAATCATAATCTTCAGCAAAACCATTTTCATTTGTAACTGAATAAGTACTACCATCTTTAGTAAACCCTGCTGTCATTCCTTCTAATCTAAAATCAGTAGCTAATGGGTCTGTATATCTACTTGGATAAGCAACCCATATTTTTTCAGAATCAGCCAAACTACTGATAGTTTCAGACATTGTTTGAAAACTACTTGTACCTGCATCTACATTACTTAATGCCTCTATTGCTCCAGCAGAAGCTGTAGCTGATGATTTACCAACATACTGCCAATTCCTTATAGTAGAACCATTGTCAGAGGTTAATGTATAAGTAGCACTTGTTCTTTCTACTACACATCTGTAAAATCTAAAAGTCTCTGTATATCCTTGTGCATTTTGATAACTTGCTGTAGCTGTTTCAAAGTTAGCTGTTATATCATCTATTCTAAATGCCCCATTTATAGCATTTGATATTGTACCAAATCTACTTGCATAAGCAATGCAAAGATTATTACCTCCACTTGTTTGGTTATTCCAATTCTTTGTAGTATCTAAACCACTATCAGAGCCTCTATCTGTTAAAGTATTAGGGTCAATACTACCAACTGCTGAAGATGTAGCTCCTTGAAAATAATGGTTTATAGGAGTAGCAGGAAAAGTTGTATCTACAACAGGGTCAGTACTACCAAGTTGTGCTATGTTGGAAACATACACTTTAAAGTCAGAGTCAAATCCATTAGCATTTGTATAGTCTGCTACAGTTTGTTTAGTAAAACCTGCTGTATAATCACCTATTCTTATATCAGTAGGGTCTAAATCAGCATAATGGTCATCATATGCATATACCATCCAATCATTAGAACCTGCTTCAGGCATTGAGCTTAAAGTTCTACTTACAAGATTAGTAGTAATTGATTGTGTTAAGTTATTTATATCTGCTTCATTTATTGAAGGAGAACCTGAATTATTCTTTATCCCCCACCTCATTACATTATAAAAATAATGTGTAGTACCTTCAGTTAATTCATGAGTACCACTTGAAGCTTCAGCAGTATACCTAAATTTTACAGTACCACCTACAGATGAAGGATATGGTATACCAGCTACATTATTAGTAGGGGTTGTATCGGTTTCATTTGAAATAACTAAATAAGGGTCTGCTTGTATTTCTTCAATTTTAGCAGACACATTTGGAGGACCATTATTATAACTTACAGCAAAAGTATGAGCTCCTTGATCTTTCCAATTACCTGAACCTATTAAATGGCTTGAACCACTTATTTCATCTGAGAAAGTATTTAAGGTAAAATTTAAATCTACTTCGCCATCTTTATAACTGTAATATAATTTAGAATTTGTATCAGAATACCACCATATTTTACCTGCATCTTTTTCTAATATTATATCTACACTTGAAAAATCAGATGCTGATGTAGGAGCTGTATCTGTTAAAGTTATTTCAGAGCCTCCTCCTCCTCCTGTTGCAGTACTTGATGTTAGACTTGAAATATGTCCATAAGTATCTAATGTAATATTTTGTATAAATTGCTGACCTGAATTATCAGATGATATTTGAGAAGATGTGTCAGCATGAGATAATGTTGCAACACCTGATGTTGAACCTCCTGTTAATCCACCTCCTGATGCAACTTCTGTTATATCTCCAGAGCCACCTCCACCTCCAGAGATACCTGTCAATGCACTCCCATCACCATAGAACTTTTCAGCATAAACATTCTTAAACGAATTGTTTTCATCACCTAGATTGTAAGATAAATCTTCATTAGGGACTAAGTCTCCTATAACGCTCTTAGAGCTCTTAATATCTATATATTGATTAACGTTATCAATGACGTCATTAAGGTCGTCATAGACCTGTTGAAAGGCTCTATTTTCAAGCTTAACATAAGGACTTCTTTTTTTAGAAACAGCCATTAGGTAGGCGTACCTCTAAGTGTTCTATAATTTAAAGAAACAGTTGATAACCTACCTGCTCCTGTACCTGTAATTTTTAGTTGAGTAGAGTACATTTTAGCTGGAAGAGATAGGGTGGTTATGTTTTCATAGTCATCATCATCTGCATCATACTCAGTAACAGCATAGCTATTAATAGGTATTGCTGATATAGTTACATTGGCAGATTTATCTGAATCTATTTTAATCAATGATTTTTGTTGGCTATTATTGCCAAACATAATCTTATTACTAACCCATTCAAAGCTAGTTCTTGTAGCAATTTGGTTATCTTGAGATATACTTACGGTAGGGGATATTGCGTATATGCCTACACTTGTAGCTAAAAAACAAGTTCCTACTGCAATAAAATATGAATAGACTGTACAATTTATATCTGTATCTACATAAGGGGTTTTCCATAAATGCCAAGTATTCTGATCAATGCTATAAACAAGAGCTTTAGATATATTAGGTTTATTGAATGTGACCATTATTGAATTATTAATAGGGTTATAAGCAATTATATTATCAGTACCACCTGAAGTATCATATCCTAATATTTGATTAAATGAGCCATATCCCATTTTACCACTCACGTCTCCAAGAGCTGTGTTAAGATTGGGAAATTCAACAGGCTGACTAATAATCTTTGAGAAATTACCATTGTTCATATAGACATGATTATTGTCAAAATGGAACATTCCTTGTTCAGTAACCAATACAGCTTTCTGATGAGACGCTCCTGCTCCTACAAATGTATCTTCTATATAGAAATTATTAGGCTCTATTTTGTAAACACTATTTTTCCCAAATGCGTACAACCTTCCATTCCAAAATGATAAAGCTGTAGGTGTTTCTGGGAGTATAAGAAAATCGACTGACCAGTCGAATATACTATATTTAAAAGCTTTAGATTTGAATATATAATTCTTGGCATCTCCAATATCTGCCTGAGTACCTGCTCCTACAAAATGAAAGTCATTACCAGTTGTAGAAACACCATATTTAATAGATGTATTACCAACTACTTCATTTATACCTGTAATTGCCTCATAAGAAGATGTTGTTCTACCTATATCTATAAATTTTGCTACACCTGTACCTCCACTAGACCATTCTGTATCTAACGCTATTTGCTTCATAAAACGATAAGGTGTTTCTTCTACGCTGTTTAAACTGCCTGATGGTGAATAAGCTCTGTATATATTTACATGAGAGACTCTTTTTGATAGATTGGCTTCTGTGCCAATTGACAAATTAAATTCAATCTGATTTGTATTTGTAGCTACAAAAGAATTAGCACCTGTATCAGGGGCAACTAGAGGAGATTCTTGATAACCATCGTATGTTAAAGAATATTTATAAAAATATTTATAGCCACTTATAATTCCTTGAGATTCTTCGCTGTCATGAGCAGGTGTGGTCATTGTAAACTCATTATTATAAGGCTTACATTCATCATGACCTGCATAATAATTAGAAGGAGTTTTAGTTGGAACGTCTCCTGCACTTTGACCTGATGGAGTTATCCACCATTGACCATAAGATAAATAACCCACCCATTTTGCCTCAGCAGGAGTAGCATAATTGGCTTGACCAAAATGTATAGACTGATTTTTAACAACACTTGTATTGTCAGCATATACGCTATAACTACTTCCTATCTCAACTTTATCTGATGTTTCAATATTATCTGAACCAGCGTCTAAATGTACTGATGGTAAAACCATAAGCTTACTATCAGTACCATCTATATATACAATATCAGCGACATTCTGTTCACTTCTAATTATATTTATAAATCTAGTACTTTGGTCATCACCATTACCCCCTACATCTAAAATCTCATCTGCTATTCTACCTTCTAATACACCATACTCTGAATAAAAATCTACATTCTCAGCAAAAGACGCTGTATTAGGAGTGGCATCTGAACTATCAATTCGATAATCTATACCTTTAAAATCTCTTATTTCTAAAAGCTGTTTAGGCATTAAAACTCGTAAGCACCGTATCCAAAACGACTAGCATTGCTAGCTTGGTTTTCATTAAACTTAGCGACTTCTTCGCTAGGAACTTCATCAAAATCACGACTATCATAACCTAAAGCTTTATCTAAAGCAGGTATACCTTTATAAGGCTCATTAGCCTGTATTTTACGCATTACATGTAAAGACTTAGGACCAAACATCCCATCCACTTTAAGACCTGCTCTTTCCTGCCATTGCTTAACAGCTTCAGGATTTGATATATCAAGTTCTTTCGACATCTGCCTCAAGGTTATTAAATTTTTAGAATCTTCTAAAGTCTGCTTGTACATTTGGTCACTTTTTTCATAATTATTAGCAATTGCCTGTCTTTGACCTTTGTCTGCGTTTGCCACTACTTGTGCTTCAGCATCAGAACTTAAGTTGTATGTATCTTTCATTCTATTCTGTTTAAACCTGTCCATACTATCTCTTAACCTTCCAAAAACTCTACCCTTTTCTCCTCCTTGAAACAAGCCTTTATCGTCAGTCATTAAACCTCTATCAGCAATTTCTTTTCCAATTAAATTTAATAAATTTTGATCCATATTTATTTACCCCCTAATAACCTTTCCATTATAAGTAGTTTTACCATTAATAATATTTAATACGATAAGATTGTACAACCCATTGTCATAAAAATCTATGACCCCAACATTATGAGTCCAGTTTGTTTTTCTATTCTTTAAAAAAGACTTTTCCATTTTACATAAACAACCCATACTTTGAGCCATCTTAGGACCATCCATGTGCGTCATGACAGACCTCTGTGCATCATGCGTATGACCGTAAATAACATTTGCCCCCATGTTTTGTAAATGAGTACGAGTATGATTAACAGAAGAGTAATGACCTCCATGATACGCATATAGCTTAGAACCATTAACTTTAAAGAGTTTACCATAGGGGTGCCATTTATAGCCTCTCTCTTTAATCTTAAGAACATTCTTTGAACTAAGTTCAGGTAGATAAGGGTGCTCTTCAACGAAGTGGTCAAACCAGATTTCATGGTTTCCCTGTGCAAAGACTTTCTTTTCACATTTAACTTCATTAAGAACTGCGTCAATTCTATCTAGTCCTTTACTTACTTGTTCAACTTCTTTATATATTTCAGGTAGAATATAGTCAATAGGAGGGCGTTTTTTCTTCTTCCACTTCCAATGAGAAACAGACTCCCCTTCTACAAAATCGCCTAGACACAAAAAGTAACTAGGCTTAATCTCTCGTATGATATTTAAAGCACAGCTAAGTGCTTTTTCATCATGATGAGGATAATGTATATCTGGGAATATAACCCCAGTATCGTAAACACCCTTCGGCATCTATATAATATGTAATTTGTTGATTGCTACCCTTTAATTTCAAAGTGTACGAGATCATCGAAATTGTTATCCTTTAAATCGTTATCACTATCCCAGTCTCCACCATATCTAATATCTATATTGAGCTGTTTTGCAGTTCCCAAAACAAAGCCAGCAAAATACTGAAAACGCTCCCTATCATCCCAATCAATAGGATAAGGAGCCACATCAACTGCGTTGGATGGTAATTTGTTATGCTTCCCATGGGGAAATTGTTTTTGAGAATTGCCAGCTTTGTACGCCTTATTTTGGGCTTTTTCTCCTCTGTGTCCACATGTGACTGAGCAGTCAAAGTGCTTAACCACTTCGTTAAATAATGTTTGCAATTTTTCATTACAAGTAGATAACCTTTTTTTTGATGTATCTGAAAAGCTTGGCACTAAGCTTTACCTTTACTTAAAACACCTTCTACAATATCTATTAAAGCATCGACTACTTTCTCTGCTAAAACCTGTTCTTTTTCTTCACTTACAAATGGCAAATTAATTTTCTTATTTAGAGACGTAGCTATCTCTGTTTTTTTATCTTTTAATGACATTACAACCATATTTACTAGCATTCACATATTCCTTTTAATTCATTTAACGCTTCAAGTTTACCTACTCTCTTATGGTATTCAGCTTCAATCTGTTTTAATTCAGACTCTAATTGAGCTATCTTATCCTCTAATGTAGGTTTAGGCTTATCTATTGGTTTAGTCTTAGCCAACTGTCTCTCCTTTTCCTTTATCTTCTAATTGAACAAATGCAGTAACTATAGGGGCAGGCTGTTTAGTCATAGTTTGTAGATGAGTAGATACAGCAGTTTTAATCTCAGCTTTTGTAGCTGTTTCAGATAATGTTATATCAGCCCAATCATAGTAATTACCATCTGCATCATTAACACCTACAATCATGCTTTTAAAAGTATCTCCTACCATCTTTTTATCTAACCTTGTTATTGTACAGGCATTTGCTTCTGCTTCTGTAAAGTTTGCCATTTATTTATCCTTTATTTTAATCATGACCTATAGCTGACCATGCCCAACCTGTGTAAACTAATTGGACAATTCTATGTCCATTTTTTGCCAAAGTAATATCACTTCCAATATAAAACCCATTTAGTTCAGGATTGTGTTTTAAAGTAACGTCACCATTATCGAGATTATCAACATTTAAATATATAATTTGCCCTAATTTTGGATTCCCACCATTGTAAGTAATATTATATAAATTTTGAGCTGATGCAGTTTGTTCTATTTCAACATATCCATCATTAGTAATGTCTATAGTTTCATCTCCAGCACCACCTGAAATAGCATAATTATTATATGTTGGATAATCATTAACTGAATGTGATATTAAATTCCACTTAGAACTCCAATACATTAACATGATAGAATCTTCTGCCTGAGTTAATATCTTATCTTCCCCCATAAGTAAATTCCCAGTACCATGTTTTAGGGTTATTTCATGACTATCAGAGTGAAGTCTTAAGACTAAAATCTGTCCATCAGCAGGACTTGCACCACTTGGACCATTAATAGTAACTAAATCATCAGTATTACCAGATTCTGGCAATACCGAATGAACACAATGGTCAATTTCTATTACACCACTAGCAATTTCTTTATTGTAGCCAAGCTCAAGAGAAAATGTGCCATTTACTTGTAGTTTAGTAACAGGACTAGAACTACCTATACCCACATTACCACTTGAATCAATTGTAAACTTTTGAAGATCATTTATAAAATATCTCAAATCTTGATTAGTAGAATCATGGTCTAAAAATGCACTGACTGTGCTTCCATTGTTTTTTAACCAACTTATTCTACCAAAAGCATCATCACTTTCTGGATGAAATTTTATTTCTGCATTAGAGCCACCATCAACCTGTTGAACTTGAACTACTCCTTTACAAAGAAGAGTACCAGAAGTATTTATTCTTAATCTTTCTACACTATTTGTCTTTGCCTGTAATCCATTGCTAGTACTGAATTTTATAGCCTCAGTACCTTCTACATTTGATAGCCATGAACCACTATCTACTCTAACATTACCACTAGCATCTATACTTAAATGACCTGTGCCACTAGGACCATCTGCACCTGTTTTAAAATGTAATATTGAATCTTTATGATGCCATATACATGCTTTTTTAGTATCCTCATGCATAAAGTGTATCTCTCCATATTCACTATTACCGTTTGCATCAAGATAAAATCTGGATGAACCTGATCCTGTTGTTGCACTAGATTGCAATTTAAACTCAACATTGGTGCTTGGATGGCTTACATGTAAATTATATAAAGGACTTGCTGTACCTACACCTACTCTATTAGTAGATTTATCTACAACAAGAGTATTATTATCTATGTTTAAATCTGTGCTAGTATCAATAATCTGATTGATAGCACTATTAACATTAACTGCTGTTTGGTCTAAATTATAATTAGGCATACTTTACACCTCCACATTTACACGAAGGTCTTTATGACTACCATCATCTTCTGTGCTTCTAAGATCAGACATACCCCCTAAAAAATTTCCTGCTCTTAATTCATTTATAATATAAGATGTTATTCTCGATATAGCTGTTTTAACTAAATTTAATCCTATTGATAACATATTACGCTCCTTTGTAAGCTATACATTTACCTGCATCTACAGTTATAGCTGTAAATTCACCAAATATTGTTATTCCTTTAGGGATAGTTACACCTGTAAGCGCAGTGCCATCTCTTCCAGCGTCTGTAAGTGTAGTAAAATATGTATCGCTAATCATTGTTATAGCGTTATATGTAGTGCTAGCTGTTGAGTTATTACCATCTACCATATAGGTAGAACCTGCTTGTCCTAATCCTATATTTCCTGCTTCTTGAACTGATAATTTGTGCATTGATTTTGCCATTTTTCTTCCTCTCTAAGCTTTGGCTGTTGCGTGAATGAGACCGTTAATACTCACCTCCAATGATGTTATAACCACCAGAGATTTTATTTTCGTTTTTAATTCTTTTCCCTCGTCTAACATAATCCATATACTCTGATTTATAATACTGAGCCATCTGTGGATTACCTTTTATTTCAGCACATTTCTGCATAACCTTACATACAACGCCATATGCTAAAGCGTTTGGAAAGATTACATTCTCTCCAAGTTCACTAATCTTTTTTGTTAAATCTGAAGATGTAAATTTATCAGGGCGTTTATGATGATGAACTCTTAGTGTTTTGCCTGTTACATCTAAAGTAGTAATTTTATTTGTAGACTCGCTATAAACACCTATACCAAGCTTACCATCTTTTATAAACCATACATTGCTACTAAGTGACATCTGTATCCTCTATTGGTCCTGTATATCTATCTAATGCTATATTGTCTAAATCAACTTTATTAATAGAAAGTATTTCATCATCAAAGTTTTCAAATAAATAATAATACCTGTTTGAACTATTTGGCTTAATGCTTACATCTAAAAAATCCATATACATTGCTGTAGAGCTATTATTAAATAGATTATAGATATAATAATCTGCTGTAGATGTAGGAGTAATATTATAAGTAAGTGTATAATTTTCATATGCTATAGGAGATATTAAACCATCTCCTATTGATATATTCCCCGCCAATGTAGTACCACCTGCTATCGCTGAAGGTATAACAAGGCTTTTTACTTGACTATTACTATCAGCTTGTTGAGGCTTTACAGTCAAGGTAACAGTATATTCAATATTTTTATAAAGTTTTATACCTGTTGTATTTCTAAATCCTTGTCCATGAGTCCACCAAGCTGAACCTAAATCACCTCCATCAAGTGTAACTCTATATGCTCCACCTGCATTTGAAGTAGTAGGGTCAGAAGAACTAGAACCCCAATATTCAGTCCAACCTGAATTATCACTAGAAAATGTATTATTACTTACTTTTTCAGTAAATGCTAATGTTTTAGTATCTGTTAAAACTCTAGTCTCTTCTACAAACTCATCTAACGCATCATTGAGTAATAGACGCAATTGCGTTTCTCCCATATCAGGATATATCTGCTGAATACTCTCAATCATTTGCTGTTGAGTCATTATGATTTAGCTCCTGTAAGTCTTTGTATTTCTTTCTGATATAAAGCTGAGGTAGAGGCGATAAGCCCTTGAATTGTTTGAGCTAATTCTGTATCCTCATCTGTTACAATTAACGCACCTAGCTTTTTATTTAATAACTTTATAGACGCTGATAATACAACTGCATGTTCTGCTGTGTCTGGAAATTGATTTATTGCAGTAAGGTCGTGTGTTACTGGAGGATATGTAATATGGTCTACATTCCCATCACTAGGTTTAATTTCTAAATTTTTATTACTTTTAATATAATAAGCAGGAGTTCGTGCAGTTGCATAATGAATAGAATTAGAATCAGAAACTTGAGTTGATAAACCTAAAGGTACTTCTTTAGCAATATATCCACCTGATGTCACTCTTAATATTCGCTTATTCTCTACATCAAGAACATTCGAGCTTGTAGCAGATGTAGAAGCATGTTTTAATAGCATAGCATCAGGCAGTATATCCAATACTTCCTTGGCTGAGGCTGTTAAAGCGTCATCTACATCAGTTGATGCACCTACATCATATCCTACTATATTATCTATTTGTAAACTAAAAGCTTGCATAAACTCCTAAATAATAGGGGAGAGTTACCCCTCCCCTAAGATTATTTATTAAGATATAGCAGTTATAAATGCCAAATCTGAACTTGCGTCTGTTATTAGCCATTTAGACCCATCACAAACTAAACTCATCTTTGAACCTGCTTTAGAGGCATCAGCAAATCCTCTACTTGCACCTGAAGTTGCATAAGCACTAGCACCTGTATCGCTATCAATTAAAAATCCTACGATATTGGTATCAGAAGTAACTAATACCTGTGTACTTCCATGATTAGCTACTCCTAAAATAATAGAAGTAACATAGCCTTTGCTTGATGCAGTTGCTGGCAATGTTATGGTAATATTACCTTCTGAACTTCCGTCTACAACTATTGTCTTTCCTGTGTCAGCTAAAGACAAAGTAGTGCTAGCAGAAACTGCTTTAATACCTGCGTTTGTACCACCTAAATAAGGTCTAGCCATTGACTGCCTCCTTACGCTGTGATTTTAAACAGATTGTGTGATTCTATTAATGACACACCAATTCCTTCATCTGAGAAGTACTGATCTTTAACACCATCATAGGCATTATCTGTTTTAATGTTTGTTTGATACATTTGGTTTCTGTACTGAGCGTGGAACATATTACTATCATCAATAACAAGCATGTGTTTGTTATATGGTCCTCTAAGTGCAGGAGTTGGTATCAATTGTAATATTCCATGAGGTGTTTCTAAAGCTTTATAATTAAAACCTAAAGCATCTCTTTTCATATCACTAATATTAACAGTCCAACCTGAGTTGCCTGCCATACCTGTATTACCAGCCATTTTAGACCAATAACCTAATGCACCTGCTCCACAAAAAGCCTGTTTAACACCTGCTTCTGGAACATATTGGAATACTTTTTCCATATCATCAACAAAGTTACTATATGAGTAACTTGCTTCAGATGCTGTAAAAATATTCTGATAATCTTTAGTGGTGTCAGAACTACCATACTTATTAATAGCAGAAACAATACCATAGGTAGTCCGAGCTTTACCACTCACACCACCTGTTGAAATTGTTCTACCAGCGTCATTAAAGGAATCTGAAAAAGAGCCAGCTTGATTACTTTCACCAAGATTTGTACCTTGAAGTGATTGTCCAAACAAAAATGCTTTTTCTTTCTGCATTTTATGTTCTTGACCCTTCATAATACGGAGTCTTGCAAGCTCAGAAGATTCACCTTTAAGTGATGCTTGTAATAATGTGCCTGTAATCTCTAAAGGTGTTTTAAAGATTTGAGTTGAGTTCCAAACTACTTCTAGTTCATCTTGCCATGCTTCAGGTGAATAAGTTCCTTCACCAAATGCATTTCCTACAACATGAAGAAAGTCATTATTAGCAGTTACAACTGTTCCAGCTTGAAGTGAAGTAAATAATGGTTCACCTCCAACAACTGATTTTACAATTACTGTACCTTTATTAGTGGTCTCAGCCTCATTCCATACTTCAAAAATCAAACCTACCCATGAATCATCAGCAGGATTTGCTAGATTTTCAATATTATCTATGTTAGTTGCTAATCCAACATCGTTGTCTGGAATTGTAATAACTTCTGTAGCTTGACATTTTTGTTTTACCCATGGATTTCTATGTTCAAACATCTTGAAAGTTGGGTCATTTGTTTGTCTAGTTTCTTTAGTAGAAACTACTGTAGTAAAGGGAGTTACATCAGTCCAGAGTTCTTTCGTCACATTCGGGTCGATGTAAAAGTCTCTACGGTCTGTATAAAGAACACCTGATGCTCCTAGGTCCTTAGTTGCCATTTATTCTATCTCCTTTTGGCGTTAGAAAATAGAGACGCTGAGAAAGCTTGGTCATCTGTCATTTGAGCAGGAGCTTGTCCTTTTTGAACTGCTGTAGTCATTGGGACTTTTAAACGCTCTTGCTGTTGTTGCATCTGTACCACTTTCTGTTGTGACTCTATTTGTTGTTGATTACCGTTTTTTTGCATTTCATAGAGTGCTTTAAGATTATTCATAGAGATATTTGATGGATTGGAAGCCCATTGAACAAAGCTGTCTGCATCTGTTTCAGTATAACCCCATGACGCAATTGCGTTATTACGAGTGTTGTTATGTAACATCTGCTGTTGTTGAACTTGCATAGCTTGTTGCTGTTGCATTTGACGAGCTTGGTCAATATTGCCATACCAATCTATCATATCGTCTCTATGTTTATCTAAAGACATTCTATATTTAAACGACTCACTATTTGGGTCGTTGTACGCATCGACCTCGTTGTAAGAATGTGGTTTCTCTGGTCTGAGAGGTTTCTGCAATGATGTCTCTTGTGGATTTCCCTGTTGAGGGTTTAACCCTTGAGGTTGACCATTGGATAACGATTCTAAGTTATCGAGCACTTTTGGATTCGATTTAATCATTTGTTCAACTGGACCTAAAGTATTTTTATAGTAATCCAGTTCATCCTGTACTCCTCTTAGCTCATTCTTTACCTTGTCAGTTTGTGATTGCCAGTATTCATGTCTACGAGGGTCATCTTTAATCTCGCCCTGCTCTACTGATTCCTGTTGAGGAACAGCCTCTTGAGTTTGGGGTTGAGTTACATCTCCAATTGGAAATGTCTGCCCTTGGGGCATACCTTGTTCAGCAATTGATTGATTTCCAAATATAGGGTCTGCTGTTACAGGGGTACTCTCTGCTTGAGGTATCTGTGCAGTCTCTACTGGAAACTCACCAGCATTACTTGTTTCTAGGATTTGGTCCATTATTTATTACCTTTGTTTTCGTTGTTTGTCATAGACAGCAACAACATTAAGCCAGACCTAACATTTCTTCATTTAGATCTGTTTGTTCGGTGCCTTTATCTCCCTGCACCTCTTTGACAGCCTCCTTGACTTTACTAAGTTCATCTGATGCTCTTGATTTATAAAGAGATGATGCCATTTCAACTTTAGCCTCAGCTTTAGCTAACTTGACTTCATATTTCATCAGTTCAACACGTTTACGGTCATGAAGTGATTCTCTCTGTGCAGTTTGAAGGTCACCTTTAAGTTTCTTAACTTCTTCATTCATCTGTTGCACTTGACCTTGGAGTTGGGCTGTTTGACTGGACCTCTGTAAAACGCCTTCCATATCAGCAACATCTGTTTGTTTTAATAATTCTGTTTGGTCGATAACACCCATTGAATACAATTCTTTATAATATTCAAAACGAGCCCATCGGTTGGAGGGTAGGGTAGAGCCACTAACGACAACAACATCGTACTTACCGATAGTAACATCATTAATTCTACCTATAAATCGTCCTGTAACATCAGAGTACATATTCTGATTAATTCTTAATTCTTTTGGAACACCTGAGTTTGGCTGGATTAAACGGACAACTTTCTCATTGGTAAAGTAAGCTTGTATTAAACCTACAATTACTTTAGCCATCATATTTAAAGAGAACTCAATATCGTCTTTTTTAGACTTGATTCTTCTCTGTCCGTACTCATCAAGAGCCACAGTACCTTTATAGGTCTGCGGTGCCGAACCTTGGTCTCCTTGCATTAAAGCGTAAATACCTAATATTCTTTCAATATCAGCTTTAGCATCTGCTTCATTTTTATACAACTCATTAGGTAATGGTACTGGACCTGCTACAATCGGCTGTCCTAGTTCAGGGTCGTATTCTATAACCGCAGTACCTGCACGACCCCATTGTTCTTCCAGTTCTTTTCTATCCATGCTACCCCTAGGTATTAGCAGCTTCACATTAGTTGAACTGGATGCATGAGCAATAATAAGGGAACGAATCTTATTAATATACTCCTGTAGACCCTTGACAAGACGAACATCACTAATTGGGAAAGGATTTCTGTTATGACCATTCATAAAGGCAACAATTGGATAGTGTTCAATCGGTTTAATTGTTGAATACATCTCTTTATCACCTACTGCTACATTGCATTCAATATGGTCTACAATAATATCGTTTACCTTGATATGACCTTCTTGAATTATATCAGCGATTGTCATTGGAACAATATCTGTTGTTGAATTAGGAATAGAGTTTTCAGTCTCCTTACCTTTAACCTGAATAGGCTGACCTGTCATTTGGTCCATTGTTAAATGGAACCTACCATCATATTGGTCATATAAGGCTTGCGTCTGTTCTACCATTCTAGGATCAGTCACTATCTGCTCACCTTGAGGTCCTAATATCAAAAACGCTGGTTGCTCAATATATTTTTGGAAATCTTCTTCTTTTAATATCTGCTCTTGGTCCATCATCGGGTCATAAGTACGCTTGTATGGAATCTTTATTTTTGTAAAGCGTTCAAATAACTCTAGCTCTTCATCATCATCATTTGCCACAGAACCATTAGACATAAAGCGTTCACCTGATACCTGTTCATCATATATACCATGTCTTGTGGTACTAACTGCTGAGGTATAATCAGTTGGGACTGCTTCTTGTACAATTTCTGCGTAGTCTGGATAATCAGCTTTAAGCTGACTTCTCATAATCTTTTTAGCCACAATAATGTGAGACGCATCCTGTAAGAATGGGTCAACACTATTGGGGTCGATATATAAATGTAAAGGGTCAACTGCTTTTACAAACACTTCGCCTTTACCATAATCAGCATTAGGGTCGTAATACGCACACATGGCTCCCATGCCTTTTACATAGTAATCATCAATTACTTGTTTTAAAACGCTGTCCCCATTCGAGTTATCCCAGACCCATGTCATTAAATCTGAGAATATTCGACCTGTATTTACATCACTATCATCTCTGCCTGTAGATTGGAATTTAGGGGCATTTGAGGTAAGCATAGCTTTCGCCTGCTCTACTGCGGAATGGACTACATTGACAACAACAGGTGTTTGAGCTCTTTTCTTTAAAGCGTCAACATGCTTGTCTTGCCATTGTTTACCGTAACGAAATTCATTATCTTCTACAGCCTGTTTAGCCCATTTAGAGCGTGCAGAGCTGTACTCTTCTAATAAATCATGCGTAAGCTTGACTGAATCGGATTTTTGGGACATTGATGCGTTATACTCATAAGTACTGCAAAAGTTCCCTTAAGTACTATATAATTACGCTGTGAACCAACTATGATCGTTTGAAAAGATGTTTCTCTTTTTGTTATTATCCTGGGATTCAGCCTTGTGCGTAGGAGTATAAGCTTTCTTATTCGCATAATAAAACCCATCAAGTAAATCATCATGCTTTGAACGTGGATATAAGAGGAGCTCGTTCTTAAAATCCTGCATATCTTCCTGCATTAAAACTTTCTTTTGAGCGAAGTAAGGTTGAAGTGTTTCCAGTCTTGACGATTTTGAGTTTCTGGGGTTTTCTTTAATTTCAAGACCTGATATAAAAAGACCTTCTTCTTCACAACGCTGACGGATGTATTCTCGTAGCATTTCCTGATAGCCTACAGATTCTATCCTGCATTTATCAGGTTTATATAATTTAAACCTTTCTAAAATAGCATCAGCTAAAGCCATAGGGGAAACACGTTTACGGAAATAAGGTAGAAGGTAGCGGTTATTATCCTTATCAACAGCCACAGTAACAATAGTTGAAAAATCAGCAGTTTGTCGAGTAGAAGATGCAGGGTCAATACCCATAAAAATATTAACAGGGATTTTCTTATCGCATATCTCTCCTCTAAACTTTGTAAGATGTAAGACCTTATCTGATTCCAAATTTCCTTCATAAAATTGAAAATACTCCTCTTTGAACAACTGGTCCTCATCACCTACAATTTCACATAAGTATTCTCTATAAAACACAGAAACCCTGCTGATGGATTCTAATTCTTCTTTCTTTTGTTTTAGTTTACTAATCGGTTGCCATTCTTCCCATAATGCTCTATTATTATCCATATCAGGTTTAAACAGCATATTATTCCAACCCTTCATTTCTTTGAGCGTCTCCACGAGGCATCTTTGATGGATAGGTGTACCAATAACAGCGAGTCTACCTTTCATCGGATCAAGAGAGGGAACAGCAGATTGAAGTAACCATCTTAGATTGCCTTCCATCGCTTCGGCTGTCTTAGTATTGTTCTCATCCTCAGGGTCATCTACTACAATAAGTGTAGGTCTTTGGTTTCCATGTTTAATTCCTCTAAGCTGTTGTCCTGTACCTTTACAGATAATCATAGAACCATCCTTAAGTTCTATTTCAGTCTTAGCCCATGCTTTAGCAGAATGCATACCCCAATAACCAAATAACGCCCTCAAGGATTCAGAATAATCTAATGCATCTTTAATCGTACCCAGCAGTTTAACAGCATGGTCTTGAGTACGTGACACCAGTACAATCAGTTTCGGTCCTTTATCAAAGAACAAATGGTATAAAGGATAAACGCCCCCTACGATAGATGACTTGGCATGTCCTCTAGGTGCAATAATATTAATCTGTTTTTCATCTCTATCCATCAATACATCGGCAATCGTATAATGGAAGTCAGGAGAGGCAGATACAAACATATTAGGCATTATAACTTTACCAAAAAGAATCATATTTCCTTTGAGTTTAGTTAATACTTCCTGTTGTGCTTTTTGTTCTTTATTCACTTAATTCTTTCGTTTCAGACATCTTAATAGACTTCTTTTCTTCACTATTAATAGCATCTAATATCTTAGTGGTAACACCCATCTCTAATGATTGAGTAATTTCCTTCTTATTAGGCTTCATATCCAGTAAATCCATAAAGTTTTCTGTGGCACGCAAGAACGATGATATATCATTCTTTTCTCTCGCCATTTCAATCGCCTCATTATGTAGGTCTAGTACCTTTTCCTCTGTAATACCTTTACCTATTAAGACTTTCTTTAATTCATCCTTAACCATGGTTTGAATTTCCTTTTGTTTAAATAATCTCTTAACGGTCTTTTCAGGCTCTTTTTCATCAGACCTATATATTGTTCCCAAAACTTCCCAATCTGGCTTCTTACCAGCAATTGTGTAAGCCACAAACGCATTGACTGCATTCTTAGTTCTTTTCTTTCTAACTTCAGCTTCTATCCAATGTTGTGGGCGTTGATGTGCATAGGAATTGTAAGCTCTATTTTTTTCATATAAAATTTTTGAGTATTTACTTATAAACGCAGTCCCATAACACAGCTTTACGACTGTACTTCGTTTGTTTTTAGAGGTGACATATTCACGTCTATACATACATTTACCAACGTAACCATCATCACTAAGACCATAGTCCCCATCTGTACATTCTTTCCAATGGACATACGCTATACCAAGCTCATCAGCCTCATCTTGAGCATAAACCCTAAAAGGTACCTTCTCCCCATCAATCTTCTTATAGATAATATCCATTATCTCCCCTTATACTATAGTATATACTAGGGTATACTCAGAGTTATACACTTCTCTATTACCCCCTAGAGGGTAATAGAGTATACTTAAAGTTTAACTAGATCATACCCTAGTCATACCCAAGTATATACCCTAGTATACACTCCACACATTACCCTACGAATCATTTAACTCTTCCTGCGTTATAGCATTCTCCAGTATTGTCTTTACTACCTCTAACTCCGCAAGGTAATATTGATAGTGTGTATCAAATTCATCCCTTGCGTCTAAAATCGACTTACTATCCTCTTTAGTAAACCTACCTAACTCCATGTCAAACACTTCATAATCTTTGGATTTGGACATATTTTACTTTCATTGTACTTACCTGTATTAGTAATGTACTTATACAATATTTGTTCCTGATTATATACTTTGAAAATATAAACCAGAATGGGAGTGGTAGAATCACATAGGGTGTACCCCCCATTGAATTAGGTTAGGTTGCACTAATTAGGTTGAGTTTAGTTGAGTTATAGTTAGGTTACACTATCGGTGTACATCCTATATGTATACAAGAAATTTAATCCCTCTTATGGATTTATTGGTGATAACGAGTTTAAAACCACTAAAGAATCTAAGATGAATAAGAATATAGAGGTGTTTGCTAATCTAATAAATATGAAAGCTAAAGACTCAGAGGGAGATTTACAGCGTTCTAATAATGATGACGCTTATTTCCTCACTTATAACTCACGTTCTGTAGAAGATTATTTAGAGGTATTAGAGAGTTAAGGTAAATAGGTATAAGGGAGAGGTTTATCCTCTTCCTTTACCTTATTATGATAATTATACTACTACTAAAGTATTGATTATCTTAGGGGATTTAATCCCCTATAAATAGCAATAGGTAAGGGGGGTTTATCCCCCTTTACCTTATTTTGATTATTTATATTACTAACAATTAAAGGAGATACTATGGAGTACATAGAAGATATGAACAAAGTTGCAGAAAAACTTGATGTAAAAGAGTTTGCAGAGAAAACATACGAGGCTGTTACAGAGCGTAAAAGAAATGTTCAGGAAGAGGCTGATAAAGAGGTAAAGGAACGTGAATCTGTTATTTATACAGCTAAAAGATTTAGAAACGGAACTATGAAGTCATTAGGTATGGCTACACAATTCTTCATAAGAGAATCAATAGAGGCTTTTATGGAGGGTTATAATAAGGAGTTAAAGAAATGATTAGAAGATTAGAATATGTAGGTATTATTAGAAATATAAACAGGGAGTTTAGAGATGATAGATGATGTAGTCGTAGAAAAGAGAGTACCTGAAGATAGAAAGTATGTAATATTAGAATTTCCATACTCTCAAAACTTTATAGGTAAAAAAGATTGTTATTTATTAGTAGGTAATAGTGATATAGGTAATTCTGCTTATGCAGTGCCTGTGAGTGTGTATGAAAAATATTTAAACAAGGAGTCATAGATGATAAAGTTACAAATAGCTAAAGACATGCTTGGGGAATTAACCTTGGGCGTGTCTTTAATAGGAATAGGTTTTGTCATTGGAAGTTCTCTTACTTCAAGAGAAGAATGGAGGATTATGGAATATGAATCAATGGTAGAACAAGAGTTAACAAATGAATGCGTTCAGCAATGGAATGAATTAAATATGATAAAAATGCAAGATTAATGGTACCAATAAGTAAGTGTGTAGCAACATACAATATAAGTAGAGATGGGCGTTATTGTGTTCCCTAACTACACACTTATGAATTTAGGTGATGAATGTTATATATCAGAAAGTTAATACTTCTCATTATAGCTACCTAATAATCAATGCACTCAAAGTAGCTGAATAGCGAAATAAACTATGTGTATGTCCGAGAATACACACATTGATTAATGCAGAACCCTCGTTGCTTTGCGAGGCTAAAAGAAGTAAGCCATAAGCCTTATAGAGGGGCTTGACTATGTATTACAGGTTTACCAAAGGTAAGCGATAAGGATAGATACAAGATAAAGAGGCATCTACTCTTAGTAATTATAAGCAATCTAACTATGCTGAAATTGAATTAGGTGTAGGTTACACTAATTAGTAGGCAGGGACAGCACTCATTATTGCGATAATGTGTGTTGATTGTTTATAATTATGCATAACGGATATTGACAGGCGAGATAACTAGGTGGTGTGCACCGTACACAACTAACGAGGGTCAAGCCAATTAACAATGCCTTAGTATAAGGACTTCGTACTAGTTAAGGAGTTACACCGCTACTTCTCACTTTTTCAAACAACAATTGGGAGTGCAGAAGCAAATAGGCATGGAGGTAATAGAGAGTAGATACATTGTTCCTAGGAAATCAAGTTGATACTCTCTTTTTACCTTTTTTTGATACTTATTTAATAACTAAGGAGGTATAATGAAGAATAAAGACAGAATAAGAG